ACCATTTTTTGTATGGATATTACCGATGCTGTCAAGGAAGAGGATACCACCAAATGGGAAACTCAAGACAATACCAATGACGCTTTGAATAGTACCCTAGGTATCTTGAATAGGTGCTATAAGATGTTACAGCATGGTACATTATTCGACCTTAACTACCAAGTTGATGGGGTGCCAACTTGCGAGCCATTTACTGAGAGGTTTGAAAATAACTTAGTCGGTTGGGCTATGACATTAGACATTATTTGTCCAAACGAAATGACCATCTGTTAATGGACCAAGAGCAAACCTATAAAAACTTAAAAGCCTTCAGGGACGCTGTTGTTAAGCAGGCACGAACTAACTTAACTAAGAGTGGAAAGAATGCCTCAGGCAAGCTGTATAGAAGCATTGGGGGTACTGTTAAAGCTATGCCGAACAGCATAGGGATGTACTTTGAGATGGAAGAGTACGGAGCCTACCAAGATAAGGGGGTAAATGGTAAGCGGAGCGCATGGACCACAGCCTATAAATTCGGTACTAAGATGCCACCACCTAGCAAACTAGATAAATGGATAGTTAGGAGAGGGATTGCACCAAGGGATGCACAGGGTAAGTTGATGCCTAGAAAAACTTTGCAATTTTTGATTGCGAGAAGCATCTATATTAATGGTATAAAACCTAGTTTATTTTTTACCAAGGCTGTGGACTCGGCATACAAAAAGCTCCCTGATGAGTTAATAAAGAGTTATGGGCTAGATGTCAATAAGATAGTCAACCAAGCGTTAAAAGAAACAATAGATAAAGTTAAAAAGAAATGACGAACATATTTTGTAGAAGCCCACATATCATTGCTGTTAATGACATCTCACAAACTGGGAGTAAGATAGAACTATTTATTTACGATGGCAGTGCAACTGTGCCATCCACACCTACCTACACACTTAGTAAGCTGATACCTGCGAGCAATAACACTGATACCTCCTATAACATTTCGCCATACCTAAGGGAGTACATTACGCACCTTAATTTTAACAACAACTTTTCAACGGATAACAGCCTAACCCCATACGCTGAATGGACTTATGTTAAGGTAAAAACTTACAACCTAATCAGTGGTAGTTATGTATTGGACACCAATATAACGTACAGGGTATTTGATGGCTATGGATATTACGAAGATGGTGGCAACCCTAACCTTGGGGATATTCTTTTGGCAGAGGGTACATACAACTATTGGTATGATTCAGCCAATTCACCGAGTACCATACCTGCTCACAGCGCAGGAATAGTTACAGCATATCTGCCTAGGTATTACGTTGTATATTATCGTAACCTATTGAGTGGCACAATTCATACCAATACAATAACTGCAAATGGGGTATATGACCTTTATAGGGTTTTCCCAACGTGGTATGGTGCAGGAAATTTAATGGAGATTTACGATAACTCATCTGCTTTGCTTTGGTCATCTACATTCCTCCCAAAAACAGAGTGCAGATATGAGCCTTTAAACATTGACTTTATCAATAAGTATGGAGCATGGCAAACGGAGTTTTTTTACAAGGCTTCATTTGAGAATTTAGAAGTAACCAACACTGCCTATAATTTAGCTCAAACTTCTGGTTATTACTACAACGGAAGAGAGGGGCAAAGGGCTGTATTCAATGCTAACGGCTTGCGTAAGTATAGGATGAATACAGGTTTTGTAGATGAGAGCTATAACGAAACCATCCAACAGTTATTGCTTAGCGAGAGGGTGATTTGGTCAGATGGAATTAAGCAGAGACCAATTAAGATAAACACGAAAGGAATAGAAAAGCACAAGAACATAAATAACAAGACAATCAACTATACCATAGAATTTGAGCTTGCTTATGATGTTATTAACTCAGTGATCTAATGAATAGGCAGGTAAGATTATTTATTGAGGGCAGAGAGCTTGACTTATTTAACGATGAGCAAATACAAGTATCCTCCAGTGTGCAGAATGTTTATGACATTAGCAAAAGCCATACGGATATCAGCCAAAGTTTTACGGTGCCTGGTACTAATAAGAATAACCAAATCTTTGAACACTTTTACGAAAACGCAATAGATGGTACATTGGACTATGGACTTAGGCGTGATGGGTACATAGAAGTGGATTTAACCACCTTTAGAAAGGGCAAGGTACAACTTGAAAAAGCAAACCTAGTAATGGGTGCCATCCAAAGTTATACGGTTACATTCTATGGTAAATTGGTTTCCTTAAAAGATACCTTTGCAGACGACAAGCTAAGTGACCTAGACTACTCAGGCATTTCACATTTATACACTTGGTCAGAAATCTATGGCAGAATAACAGGTACAATTAATAGTGATGTATGTTACCCATTGATTTCAAGCAATCGGATTTGGGAATACGTATCAACACAAGCAACCTATAACCTGCCAAATTGGATGACAGGTACAACAACTAACAATAACATTACCTCAACTGCAGGTGCCATTAATGTAAGAAATGAGTTATTCCCTGCGGTAAGAATAAGCACTTTATTTAACCTAATTATTGCTAAGTACGGAATAAATTTCTTAAGCAACTTTTCAGGGAATGAGGAATTTAACGCAGCATATTTATGGTTTAAAAATAGGGATACTGTCAAAGTAAACACCCTCGCCAATTACGTTGACTTTGATGCCTTGACTGCAAATACTATTGTGGACATTGATACAAGCCAATATGTCAACCTATCTTTAAATAGCGTCAATGTAGTTTATCAACCTGCCTTTGCTTCAGCCCATAGAATTTACCTAGATGTAATTTCGGTAAGCTCAACTACTGTTAACTATTGGGTGGATGTATATGTAAATGGAGTTTTGAATAGTACATACCAAGGCGTTAATGGTAGTCTAGATGGTCTTTTATCGTACGCCCCTGTTTATGCTAGGGCAAATGTAGCAGGGTTAAATGATACAGTGCTATTAAAAGTAAGGGCAGATGATGCGCTCACTATTGATTTCAACATGAGATATAGAATTAGTATGGGTGCAGTAACTAATCAAAGTACGTTTTCTTGTGTTGCTCAAAACTTAGTACAGTTTATTGACCTATCCATTTGCGCTCCTGACATGAAGATAGTAGATTTTGTCGGTGGTGTATTAAAGCAATTCAATATGATTGTTGAAAACGTGGGAGAAGTTGACTACAAAATAGAGCCATTGTTGGAATGGTACACCCAAGGTAGTGTATATGACATAACTAGGTACACCCAAATGGACAGCATCGAAATTTCTAGGGTGCCATTGTATAGGCAGATATCTTTCAAGTATCAAAAATCAGAGAGCGTATTAAACAAGTATTATTTGCAATCCTCCCAAAAGGAATACGGAGACATGGAATACAACTATCCATACGATGGGGGTGAATACACTATAGAAGTGCCATTTGAAAATATGATGTTTAACCATTACGACCAATCAGGTGCGCCCAGTGGATTGCAAGTTGGTTTTGCTTTGAATAGTGCCTTAGCTCCATACATACCGAAGCCTGCTATCTTGTATAGGTATGGAATAGTTACAGGCTTACCAAATGGAGTAAAATATAAAGATGGACTCGGCAGTACAGCAACATCAACTCAGTATGTAATGTTTGGTCAGGATTTCACTCATAGCACAACCAATGTTGAGTACTCATTGAACTTTGGTCCTGAAACTTCTACCTATCACAGATATGCAATTCAGCAAGGTATTTTTGCTACATACTATTTTCAGTACCTATCTAACCTTTATTCATTAAAGAATAGAATAACCACCGTTAACACCATTTTGCCAGTGTCATTGTTGACAGGGTTAAAGATGAACGATAGGGTGGTTATCAGAGATAAAAGATACATAATAAATGACATTAACAGCAACCTTACAACAGGGGAGGTTACAATGAAGCTATTAAATGACTTCATGCCGGTAAGCCCTACAGATATTATTCAACCATTACCAGAAGATAGATAATATGATACAGCACATAATTACAATGCTACTCGCTGCAGACCACCATGGACAAAGTGAGTTAATCGAAATAGCGAAAGGAAAGTACGCTATTCAAACCCAAACCAAGAGGGTGTACAAACAAGCCATGAGAGAGTTATATATGAAACGAGCTAAGAAATAATGGCAGAAAAAAGAACGATAGAACTCGAGGTAAAGGATAACACTAAGAGTTTAAAGGCACAGCTTAAAGAGGCTCAAATGGAGGTACAAGCCTTAGCCGATAAGTATGGAGCAACATCCGTACAGGCTGCCAATGCCGCTAAGAAAGCAGCCGAATTAAAAGATAGAATTGGAGATGCCAAAGCCTTAACCGATGCCTTTAACCCTGATG